TATTATACACTTTAGAACCAGACAATCCTGATACTAGGTCTTTAACGTATGGTAGAAGAATTGTTACTCCAAATAAAGAAAATTTTGGATTTACAGGAGGAATAGGTAATAATAAAATAATATTATATAGAAATGATCCAGAACTTGAAACACCTTCATTGTATTTTTATAATATAAATGGCAGTTTAATAAAAAAAGTAACTATATCTTCTTTTGATGGACCTTTATTTTTATGGACAGGATATCCATCTCAAACTTGGAATAATAATATAATTATAAAAAATAATTGTATTTTGATGAGTGAATCAAGCTCGACATATGGAAGACAAAATAATAATGGAAGTTATGGAAAAGTTTTTGTATTTGATGAAAATTTAAATTATAGATTTACTATAACAAATCCAGTTTCTGCTCCTGATTTTCCAATCTTTAGTGAAACTATTTATTGTAATAATAATTATATATATATTAGTTTTCGTAATTACAATACTACCGTAGGTGGCTTTTTTATATATGATTTAAATGGAAATTTAATAAATACATTTTATCTTCCACTCGCAGGAACATTTAGTTATAATTCAAGTACTTACGACATTTACTTTGATTCTTTTTTATTCACAGACAATTATTTGATAGCATCTGCATCATCCCTAATTGCATCATCCATAATTGATGTTAAGGATCTCTTATTTGATACAATAAAAATTTATGATTTAACGGGAAATTTTATAAAAAATGTAAATATTAAGTTAAAAAATAATATTGTTCGTCCGGACCCTAATCAAATATATGTTAGCAATTCTGAGATTACAGGTAGTTTGTATTCAAATTATCAACAGTTTCAAACTATAGATAGTAATATTGTTGGTGGAGTAAAACTTTTAGGATTTCGTAATAATAAGCTTTATTTAAAATCTGGTAATTTAAGATGCTTTATTATTAAATCTATATAAAACCATTATAAATATTAACACTTATGCCAAATTACGATGCCTCTAGTACTAATAATAGCAAACGTGCTAATGTAAATTATAAAGATTTGGACTTAGATTTTGGTCGTAATGTGATAACTAATGATGTTAATAAGTTAACAAATATAGAAGCCGTTAAAAGAAGTGTTAGAAATTTAATTAATACATCTCACTTTGAAAGGCCTTTTCATCCTGAAATAGGTTCTGATGTTAGAGCTCTGTTATTTGAAAACATGACACCTTTAACTGCTTTAAATTTGCAAAGAAAAGTACAAGAAGTATTGGTTAATTTTGAACCAAGAATTAGACTAGTACAAATATATGCAACGCCTAATTACGATGGAAATTCATATCAATTAACTGTTTATTTTTATGTTATAGGTACTACTGAGTTAGTAACAGTACAAACTTTTTTAGAAAGACTAAGATAACATGGCAAGTAATAAATTAGAAGTATCAGATTTTGATTTTGATAATATAAAACTCAATCTTAAAAAATTTTTACAAAGCCAATCAGAATTTTCAGATTATAACTTTGAAGGTTCGGGTTTTGCAATTCTTTTAGATATTTTAGCTTACAACACACACTATCTAGGTTTTAATGCTAACATGTTAGCGAATGAAATGTATTTGGATAGTGCTGATATAAGAAAAAATATTGTCTCTATAGCAAAGATGTTGGGTTATACACCATCATCTGTTCGTTCTCCAACAGCAAATATATCAGTTCAAGTAAATGATGCAACAGGTTCTATTTTAACATTGCCTAGAGGAACGGTTTTTTCTACTTCAATATCAGGAACATCATATCAATTTTTAACTTTACAAGATTACACAATTACACCTACAAATGGTGTTTATCTTTTTACTGATGTGGATATTTACGAAGGAACTCTTGTTACTTTTAGATATGTGGTTGATTCTACCGATACAGATCAAAAATTTATTATACCAAGTTCTAATGCTGATGTTTCAACGTTAGCAGTAGCAATTCAAAATAGTGCAACAGATACAACCACAACAGTTTTCAATTTATTAGATATCGTAGTTGAAAATGATACTATACATCCTCAAGTATCTGGTGGTTCTTCAGTTTATTTAATACAAGAAGGTGATGAAGGAAAATTTGAAGTTTATTTTGGAGACGGAACTATAGGTAAAAAATTGGATGATGGCAATATAGTTATACTTCAATATGTTGTAACAAATAATACAGCCGCTAATGGTGCTTCTAGTTTTAATTTAACTAGTACTGTTGGAGGATTTTCTAATTTTACTATAACAACAAATTCAACAGCACAAGGCGGTTCATTAGCAGAATCAAAAGAATCAATACGCTACAATGCTCCATTATTTTATAATGCACAAAATAGAGCTGTTACTACAACAGACTACGAAGTATTAACAAGAGATATTTACCCTAATGCTTTAGCAGTAAGAGCTTGGGGTGGAGAAGAAGATGAAAATCCTGTTTATGGCACCGTTAAGATTGCTATTAAAGCGGCCAGTGGTTCAACATTAACTACAAAAACTAAAGCCGATATTGTTAAAGGTTTAAAACCTTACAATGTTGCTTCTGTAAGACCTATAATTGTTGATCCTGAAATAACTTATATATTATTAACAAGTAATGTTAAATTTGATTCTCGTTTAACTTCTAAATCTTCTGATACATTACAATCCGATATTATTAGTTTGATATCAAATTATAATGATACAACATTACAAAGATTTGATGGTATTTTCAGATATTCGAAAATTGTAAATTTAATTGATAGTACGGATAAGAGTATTTTAGGCAATATTACAAAGTTAAAAATTAAAAAAACATTTAAACCTACAATAAACACATCTGCAAAATATAATATATATTTTAGAAATTCTTTATTTAATCCTGTTACAGGTTATAATTCGGTTAATGGGGGTATATTGGAATCATCAGGTTTTAAAATAAACGGAGATACAACTAATGTTTATTACTTAGATGATGATGGTAATGGAAATATTAGAAGATATAGAATATCAGGTACAGGTTTAAGATCGTATGTTAATAATACTCAAGGTAAAATATATTATTCAACAGGTGAAATTATATTAAATTCTTTAAATATAACAAACATACAAGATATTCGTGGAGAAGCATCTGAAGTAATAGAAATCATTGTTAAACCAAAATCTAATGATATTATTCCTGTGAGAGATCAAATTATAGAAATAGATATTGCTAATTCAAATATAACAGCTGAAATAGATAATTTTGTAAACGGTACGTCAAACTCTGAAACAGGTTATAATACAACTTCTAGCTATTAACATATGGCTAATTTTAAAAATAAGATATCAAATCTTGTAAATTCTCAGGTTCCTGAATTTGTATTACAAGATCATCCTAAATTTGTTGAATTTTTAAAAACATATTACATCTTTATGGAATCTGCCTTGTTAGAAGTAACAAGTGTTGAAACAACAGATGGAATACAATTAGAATCTCAAACAGGTCAAACTAATCTTTTATTATTAAATGGTACAGGAATATCTTCCGATATTACTATATCAAATGATGGAGATAAAATAATTTTAGAAAGTTCTGCTTTTGGTAAATTTACTAGAGGAGAAATAGTAGTAGGACAAACTTCAAAAGCAACTTCTACTATACTTGCTGAAGATTTAAATAATAATAGATTATTTATCACATCACAAGATAAATTTATTACTGGCGAAACAATACTTGGTCAATCATCAAACGCTAGTGCTGTTGTTAACAATTACAAACCAAATCCAGTATCTTCTATACAAGATTTATTAAATTTTAGAGATCCTGATAAAGTCATAGATAATTTCTTTTCTCATTTTAAATATGAATTTTTATCAACCATTCCTGATGAATTACATTCAACAATAGACAAAAGAAGTTTAGTTAAAAACATTAAATATTTTTACGGATTAAAAGGCACTAAAGAAGGACACAATTTATTATTTAGAGCATTGTTTAATGAAAAAGCAGAAACGATTTATCCAAGAGAACAACTTTTAAGAGTATCCGATGGTAAATGGAATACAAATAAAATATTAAAAACAATAAATTCTTTAAGCGATAATGTAGATACACATGATTTAATAGGAAGAACAATTACTGGTTCTGTTTCAGGCGCAACAGCTATAGTAGAAAATGTATTTGTTTCTATTGTTAATGATATTTCTATTTCGGAATTTGTTTTAAATGTTGAAAGTATTTCGGGTACTTTTTTAGTAGATGAAGAAATTTACGGAACAAAAACTGATGAAGATGATATTTTATTAATGTCAACCGTAACTGGTATACAA